ACAGGAGTATTCATATTATTTTTTCTAACAAAAACATTTCTATTGAATAATGATAGAATTATTTGATTTGCTATTTTATCATCAAAATTTTCCATTAAAGTGTCAATAATTTTTGGCAACTTTTCTTTAGTATTTTTATTTCCCTTATTAAATAATTCAAATATCCCAGCACCTAAAAGCCTTATAATTTTAGTTTGAATTTCTAAAGCAGAAATTGCATCCATAGGAGTGATCACATATTCATTTGTGCCTATTTTTTTAGTTTTTTGTTCCATTATTTTCCCAATATTTTCAATAACTTATATCTTCGATTTAAAGCCTTTTAAAAAAATCTTAATAGGATACCATTAAAAAACTTTAAAAGTTAATAATTTATAGCATCCTGAGTTGATCTTTTTAAGTGATAACTGCATAAAATGGTGAACCTCTAAAAACCCAATCGTAACTTGTAGCTGTTTGGCCTTTGCCTATATTTGGCATTTTTTGAATCCAAGCTTCAGTAATAGCATATGATTCATTAAGATGTTTATCTTGTATCAACATTGGGAATGCTCCAGTAAAGCTTGTGCGATCAGCATTGTAAATACCCATCAATTCTTTATTTGAAATTGAAGTAGGTAAAAGTTTAATAGTAACAGTAACTCTGCGATCATTAGTTTGTGAACGCATAACAGTCCCATCAGCACCAACAATATCTTCAAAGTCATTAGCTTCCGGTTCAATTAAAACAACATCATCCCCTTCAGCAAAACCTTGAATTTGAAAAATGCCAAAGACAACAGCGACATTATGCATACTGAATGTTTTCATAATTCATCCTTTATATATATACCGTGCCACGCACAATAACAGTATTAATTGCGCCTTTTAATTCTGCTTGAAAAGTGCCATTTGGCAATTTTCTATTATCTCTGTCTTCTTGAGAAACTTCTGAGCGAGTTGGAAAAAAGGTTTCAATTGTTTCTGCAATTAATATATTTTGATCAACTCCATGTTGTTGCAAAAGTAATTTCAACCGATTATCAACAATAGCAATACCTGCATTTGTAAATGGAATAATTTCTTTTTCAATTAATAAAGATAATAAGCCCTCTTCAACCCTGGCTTGTAAAAAATCTATATTACGAATTATATCAATATATTCACCATCTTTTTCTATATTTTTTCCTCCCCCCATTGTTGCTGGATAAATAATATTAGCATTTAATAATGCACTATAAAAATTAGCATTAACATCCTCAACAGCATCTTTTTGATCTTCTGTTAAATTTACAGAAGTAATATTAACACTTGCACCTTCTAAAGTACCTGCTAAAATTTTATATGCCCAATTTGTTGAGCCAATATCTTTAGGCAATTGCAAACCTAACCAACTTATATCAGGATATAAGTCTGCATTATCATGATAAATTACAGCAGTTCTTCTATAATTATTATTTTTTAAATAATATGCAAAAGTTGATGTATTGCTTAAAACTGTTGTATTGCTATCATTAGTGGCAATCAAAAACACTTTCCTTCTATTTTCAATTTCATCAGCCATATTTTCAGAACTTGAAACATCTCTAAAAATTTTAATAGCACTCATGGCATACCAATCATTATTGGCTGTTTCTATAGCAGCCAAAGCAATTGCAAAATCTTCTGCCACTTGTCCTTGACTAAGATATGATCCTCCAGGATTAGCTACAGATTGAATTATATCTCCATCTAAATAATTAATACCGGAAATATCTGTCCCTGCGGGTGTATCAACTGTTTCAAGTAATGTAATTGTTGAATTTATTCCTGTTGTCTTGCTATTAAAATTAAATCGGTTGATTAAAAAATAACAATCTCCATTGACTCCAAGAGCTGTATCAATTACAGTTGCTATATCAACTAAAGATGTTACAGATGAAAAGTCTAATCCAGCTATATTATATGCTGTTGCATCAATTGTAATTTTAAATTCACCATCTGTAATTGCTTTCCATACTTCAATATCTGTTTCCGGTGAATCTCCACATTCTAAAAATCCGCTTGTATCAATATTTGCAAATTTGCCAAAATGAAGTTCCTCGGGTTGCTTACTATTAAACGGATCTTGAAAGAAATAAGCATTTGCTGCCTTAGCCTCTTCAGAGTTAGAGCCAAAAAAGTTATTAACAGATTCCGCTGTAGTAAATCTTTTATGCCTCCTGGCAATAGAAAGTAAAGGATTATTAGTAATGATTAATAATATCCCAAAACCAACAGCAGATACTCGTGGTGTATCTTTCCTAATTTCCACATCTACAACACGCTTGATTGATTGTAGTGTCATAATTATTAATTCCTTTCAATTAATGTTGTTGTATTATCTATTTGATTTGTAATTTCTATTTTTTGTATTGTTTCAATATTCTCAACAACATTAAGCTTAATATAAAAAAAACAATCAAATTGAGCTCTTTGCTCATATTCTTGCCTTACTATTTCCTTTATATTTCTAATATCAGAAATTCTTATAAAACCAATATTATTTTCAACAAACAAGTCAATTATACTTTGCATATATATGCTATTACTTAATTCTATTGCTAAGTTATAAGCATCATCACCATATATATTTATAACACAAAAAGCTTCCTTTAATTGCTCATATTGAATATCAACACTTTCATCAATCAACATTTCACTAAATATTTTATCCGGCACTCCAGTTGATTTAATACTATTAATTTCAATTGTTGCATACGGATGATTTAATGCAGTAGCATTTTGATAAGCATATATAACTTCAATATTTAAAGTATTAAAAATCCATGTATATAAAGTTTCTTTAAGTGTCATTTTTCATCACTTACACATAAAATTCTATAAAAACCACCCATTTCGCTATAAAAAACAGAATATACTCGCCACCAGAGATTTTTATAATAAATTTTATCACCTATTTGCTGTTGTCCTTCTTTAGATAATAACTTTTGTGTTGTCAGTAATTTAATGGTACTTTCAATTTCAAAACCTTTAGGTAATATTTTTAAATCTTTAGCATTTAAAGCAAAAACTGCCGCTTTTATTGTAAATTCTTCAGTTGTATTATTTGTCCAAATTCCATCAATATATGCTCCTGTAATTCGTTGAACATTTATACTTTGCAACCAACTTTTAAAAGCTAAACTAACATTAACAAACGGCATTATACATTCACCTTATAAGTAATTGAATTTTTCATTTGTTCATTATCAATTAATGGATTGCTTGAACCCTTTTTCTCTATTGTGAATGGGGAGTTAGGAGGTGTATCAATATCAACAATTTTTTGTTGAACTTCACCCTTCATAACCTCCCCTAAATTACCTAAAGCCTGTTTCATAGTCATTTGATTCATATTAATTTTTTTAATTAATTGGACTTGCAATTCCACAATATCTTGTTTTTTATCAAAAATAGTACTTCTTAAAAAACTTCGCTCAGGAATAGTTTTAGAGCCAAATTCATGTAAAAAACCAATTTCAGCTACGGTCAATGCTGAATCTGAGTGATTTCCAGCATCAATAATTCCAATCTCAACCGTATTTTTTATTGCTTGTCTTTTAATTAAGCCAGGAACTCCGCCATATTTTTTTTCTCTTTTTGTTCTGTTAGACAATAGATATTCCTATACCATGAGATACTGATTGCTTTAGCATTAAATAATGTTGTCCGTATTTTGTTGTTTGATAAAAAATATCTGAAACAGTTTTTGCAACAATAGACCCGAATGATACACTTGCACCATCTGCACTATGACTTGTTAAATTACTAACCCCATTGATTTGACCTTCATTAGTAGCTTCACCACAACTTAATAAGTGTGCTGCTAAATAAAATTGTCCAACTTCGGCTTTTTCACCCCAAAAAGTTGTATTTATATATAGTAAAGCATCATCTAAAAATAATTGTATCCTATCATAAGACATATCATTAAATTCAGGAAATCTTAAATGAAACTTTTGCAATGGTGTCATTTTATTTTTCTACACTTTGTTGTATAATATTAAAAGCAGGATTATTAATTTGATTAAGTTTTAAATTTTTCTTTATAGCAGTACTTGCTTGGTAACGTTCTGCATCATTTAATTCACTGTCTTTTACCACTGAACAATAAGTATCAAATAATGTTCGATTCAATTGATTAGATTTAAAATACTCAGTTAATAAAACCTTATCAATTTCATTATATTCAGGGAAAATACGCAAAGGAGGCATATTAATACTATTTAAAATACTCATTGCTTTAGCTGCGCTATATATTATCACATCATCACCTATATCCCATCTATATAGCGGGCTGAACCAGGATACATCCATTCAACCCCACCAATTTTAAATTCACCAGGAACTTTATACCCTAAGCCAAATGCTTGCACTTCTAAAAAGCGCAATGGCAAGGGGATATGCATTTTTAATTTTCCTATATCTTTTTTATATGCAATCATACGATTTGTGTTCCCAACACCAGCACCAGCTAATTCAGCTACTGGTATAACATTAGCATCAGAAGTTAAATATGGACTATTATTGATAACCCATCTTAAAATTGTCAAGTCTGAGTTTGGACTGCGTGGAGTCCCAGAAATATGATTCCACTGAGCTGTAGGCAATAATAATGTATCTGCCCTTTCAATTTGTAAAGAATCAACAAAAATTGAACCCATACCATTATTAATATCAGTAAGAATTTGATCAGGAGTTTTATTTACCCATTCTGTGCCTGAACCTGGGTCAACCACAACACTACTATTTACATTTGGATTATTAACAAATCCAAGTAATTTTCGTTTAATATCCCCAATCATAGCAGTTCTATGAGTCAACTCTTCATATGCTCTCCTTGCATTATTTGCCTTCATTTGAGGTAATGGCCTATTTAAATATATAGCTTGGCGTATTTCCTCATGTGTGTATTGGTATCCAGTTGCTCCATATACTACTGGCACAGTTACTCCATCAGAGCCAACCTCAGCAATAGGAATATCAAGCGCTTTACTGCCAATAAATTCAGCTATAGCAGTTCCACTCATATAATAATATGTAATGCTTGTTGCCCATTCACCAGCCTCTGTTGTTACCGGAATCAACTTATCATAAATGATTTCCTGATATTGCTGTTCATAAAGTGTTTTTTCAATATAAGTTAATTGACTTACTAAAAAAGCTAAGCCTGACCTGCTGTCTATTGCTCTCATAATTTAAATCCTTATACTATAGTGGCTGTAGCAGTACCAATTACATTCCAATTGCCATTTGCAAATACTAACTTTGTACTCTCACCAACAGCATCAAATGTTAAAGTAGTGCCATCTAAAAAGTTTGTAGGTGTAAGAATCATATCTCCCCCATAAACAGTCATTTTTAAATCCATCATTTGCCCTTCAAAACCATCTGCTAAAGTTGCAGATGATGCTCCAGCAGTAGTATCAAACAATATAATATTTTTAGTTAAAGGTAATGTTCCGCTTGTTTCAGTTATTATTGTAATGCCTGTGTCAAAAACAACTCTAAACTCAGAAATTAAATGCCAATTTCCATTTGCAAACTTCAATTTAGCTGTATCATGTGCATCAGCTAAAATTATTACAGTGCCATTTTCATAATTAGTTGGGGTGATTGTAACATCCCCTCCATCAACTATAAGTTTTAAAATTATTTCTTGTCCTTCAGCTCCGTCTGCCAATGACATAGCTAATGCACCAACTGTTGAATCAAAACTTATCATTTCAGTTGATAAAGGAATAGCACCAGAGGCTATTAATGTAAGGGAAGGTATAGTGCCAATTTTTGGTTCAAAAAGTTTTAATTTTGCCAATTCACCAGCCGCTGTAGTACTTTCAAAAACAGCATGGTTTAACTTATCTGCAAGACCAGCATCACTATCTTTTCTAAATACACCGATAATATCATTAGGAGCTGTATTTGCAGTGTGTCTAAAATAAGGTATATCTCCAGGAACAACAGCTTGTTCCACTTTGACCCAAATTTCACCACAACGAAGGACATTCATCTCTTCATCTTCTTTATACAAATGTTCAAGGGTAGCAGTATAAGTGCCTGTAGAAGTTAAAATTGTAATTCCAATAAACTGTTGACCGGCGGCACTGGGCAATTTTGCTTGCTCATCACCAGTACCTCTTATTATAGCTCTGCCATAATCAATGTTTGAACTTTCTGCTAAATAAGAAA